GACCGCCGCTCTTCGACACGCTCATTGACAGATACAACAGCCATTACGCCACAACATCCAAAACGGTGACACCTTCCAGGCGCAAGCCACGGCGTAGCATTTCCTTCATCTCCTCAGCGGTCTCGCCGATGCCCTGTTGTATTTTCAACTGCTGTTGCTGGACGGCTACAGTCGCGGCACCAATTACGCCACGTCCCGCTCGCCATTGCATGCGCACTGCCGCAGCGGTCCCGGCTGCGACAGCGGGTGCGAAACGTAGGCGGGCCGGATCAGCAAGGGCGCGGAGGCTGTCCTTGACCTTGTTGATTGCCTCATCGTACTTGCCCCATTCTCTTTCATTTAACTGCAACCATTGCTCAAGAGTAAGCATCTTCTCTTTGAACATCGCCCAGTAGTCGTTGAGTGAATCGGTGAGCACTTGCCAGGGTGTACGCAGAGATAGTACGAGTGCTACAGCACGTGTGCGCATTTGTTCCATGACGACGCCTATTGGGCCACCCCGCTTTCGTATCTTCTCGGCAAGCGCATCAATATCCTCACCGATTCGCATTGCAGCCTTTGCGATGTCGTCAAACATAAGCTGGACTTTCCCTCCTAGCGGCATCTCATCCAACTTCTTAATCTTCGCCAGAAGCTTCTCAAGTTCAGATACGGGTTGCGGAGCAGGATGCCACACACCATCTATCATATCCCCCATCGGAACTACATTGCGCTCGGCGAACTCCATACCCCACGCTTTTATCTTCAACATCGTGGAGTAGACGTTCTTGAGATAGTCGGCGACCCAACTTACGGCAGTGCCTATCGTGACAAATGCTTTCGTTACCAGCTTACTGGTATCAATACTCGCAGTGCCAAGGTCAAACATGTAGTTCGCAGTTGCTTCAATGTACGGTGCCAGATGAGCGCTAAGCTGTTGCCAGAATCCTTGAGCTACAAGCTTGGCCCGCGTTATGGCATCGTTTGCCGCTTCGATCTTGGCAGCATCGAAACGATTCATGGCGGCCCCAGCCTTATCGACAGCGGCCCCTAGTTCCTTTATCTTCTCACTGCCCATCATAAGGAAGGTAATGAACGGCATACCCTTTCGACCAAACATGGCATATGCCACACTCTGCCGCATCGTATCAGTAATGAGCGTCTGATAGCGATCCGATACCAACATAAGCGCTTCCGCCGTCCCCATAAGAGAAAGTGTGCCAGCATCAAGCTTCAGTTCGTCGAATGCTCTCTTGTAAGTTGTGAGGTTATACTGTGCTTCTGCCGTGCGCCGGACAAACTGTTCAAGAACGCGATCGAATCCGCCCAGGTCCATACCCGCCAAACGTGAGACATAACGGAATCGCTGCAACTCCTTGATACATATCCCCATGCGGTCCGCGAACTTCGCAGTAGCGTCCATAGCCTGCAGCGTGCGACGAATGTAAATAGTTGCAATGGCAACGCCAGCAGCAATCAGCAAAGCAACATACTTGCCCAACTGCATGATGACGCGCGCCAGACGTTTGCCCATCTCGACGAGTCCTTTGGCGAATCGTGCAAGCTGTGTAGTGCCGCGCTTGATGGCATTGCTGAGTGCAGCAAACTTAGTTGCCCCGACAACTGCGAGGCGAGCGCCGAATCGTGTTACCTTGTTACTGGTCGTACTGACAGAGCGACCAAAGGCTGCTAAGCGATCGCGCGCAAGCTGTACGCCCTGCACGAATCCACGTGCAGTCATGCCAAGCGCTACACTGACACTAGCTATTACCAGTACGATCCTCCCCGCCAAGCATGGCGTTTATCATGCGCACCTTGTCCAGCACGCCTTGCGGCGTCTGCGTAGTCTGCGGCTTATCAGGGTCAAACAGCATGAAAGTCTTAAACGTCACATCCTTTGTCCACAAGCTCACATTCGTGTAAGCAATCATCGCGGCGCGGAAGTCCGCCCGCTCTTCGCCAATCGGACCTGTGACAGTGGTATAGGCAATCCATTCTGCAAACTCCCGAGCGCTTATCGCCCGTTGTGCCGCCTTGACCGACCTGTGCCCTAGCGCAAGCGTTAAGGTGAACCAGAATCGTCGTCGGGAGTCGCGTCGGAGTTTTTTGCTAGGCGTTCCTGTGCCTCGACACCTAAGCCGTTCAATTCCATAGCGGCGTTGGCGATACGATCGAGGACGCTAGTGTGTTTGTGATTCAGAGCTTCGGCATCATCGGGAGTAAACAAGAGTTCACCTTGCTCATTGCACATCGTATGCACGAGCAACTGCGCACGCTTGCCTTTGATGCCTTCCCCCGCATCAGCGATAAGGTCTTCCGCTTCATCGCCGGGTAGTCCCTTGACCCACACATGCCCGCCGCACTTCGGCCATTCGGGCACGGCAACCTCGACGAGATGTAGATCATCTTCAGCCAAGATGTTGTCGCGCGTCAGCGCATTGTTGTCACCCACAAAACCTCCAATCAGGCCAGAGTAGCCTTACCAGTTACGGTAATCTCGCAGTCCATTAAGTGCTCGCCATCACGATCGCCGCTGGGCTCCAGAGAAGTCACACCACCGTGGAACGTCCAGTTCTTTGCCGGTGTAAACTGCGACATAGATATCCGCCAACTCGGAATCGTCGTCCCGACATCGCTCTGCGCATGAGTAAGCAGCTTCATCTGATTCGCAGATGTCGGGAGAAAGTTCAACGAAAACGTCACTGTGCCACTGTTACTCGTGCCGAAAATGAACTCGTCACAATCATTGTCCGATTCCGAATGCGTGACATTGATTGCTTTCTTGGTAATTCTAGGGCCACGCAAATCCCGAACCTCAGCAACCGTGGTATAGGCTCCACCGCCAGCCGGGTCCATTTCCAATATTGTGCCCGCCCAGGCTTGTGCATCACTCGCTGCCATAGATCATACCTCCAATCAGACTGGTATCGCCTCGGCGAACCAAACCGCAAAGTCACTACTAACAACAAAACGCACCTTTTCGCTCCCCTCGATTTCCTCTTGCAAGCCATCACGGTCATCAAGTAAGCGAATTATGTCTATGTCAATCGTACCCGCTACGCCGGTGAATCCCTGCATCGCGTCACGCACATGCTCTGTCAGTGTGCGACTAGCCAAGTAACCCACGGCCACACAGTCAACTTGTATTCGCGCTTCGCATAAACCGCTCGATCCCGTCGTGCAGTCAATGTGGTTGGCGGAAATTCGCTGGAAAGTGATATACGGCAACGCTGCCTTCTGCGGTGCAAGCATCGGATAGATGCGAGTACCGACAGCGGTACTCACGTCATGGTCTCCTGCCAGGATTGCGTATATGCCCTTTTCAACCACCGGGTTGTATCCTCAGCTTTTCCAACTCAGCACGCGCCCGCCGACCGACAATCGCCACAGCCTTCTTCTCTTTGTTCTCGTCAAAAGCGGGGCGCATGAACGGCTGAGCGGGCATGATGCCTGTGTATCCACCGCGAACGCCAAGCAACTCAGCAAAGTATTTCAACCGCGCCCGCCCGCGTCGTTTCAGTCCGTGCCCTTCCATCTCAGGTGGATCACGCCAACGAGGGGCACTGCCAAACTCCACGAGGTGTGCGTGATAGCCACCCCACCGGCCGAGACGCGGGCCGATGACGGATAGCCAATTGCCGCTGTTCTTGTACTGTTTGATCTTGTAGCCAATCGACTTACGGAGCCGACCGAGTACCTTGACGCCTTTGACTGTATGTGGCCGTGATGTTACCGGACACCGCGCCTTAGCGTCCTTGACTATTAGGCGCGAGCCTTCAGCAAGAGCGGGGCGCATGACTTTACGCTGCATCTTGTCAGGCAGGTCTCGCAAGAGAGCATCTAAATCTTTTGCGCTACGAAGTTCTACAGCAGTACGTGAGAACTCTTTTGCCATTACGCTACAGCTTCCTTGCAGGTCAGTTCTAGTTCACGGTTCCGCGAATCCACGTCTACGATGTCCACGATCTCCAACGTCCGAGAGCCGAACACGATGCAATCTCGCGGCGTTATCCCGTCCACTGGCCGCATCCGCACACGATGCGTAATACCGGATTCCAACTGCTGCGCTGTCATTCGCTCTGCACCGGACAATGGCTCGATAGCCGCATACGCCCACGCTCGGTGCAACCGACTTTCCGTTGTGCCGCCCATCGCATCGCGCGTCACTGTGCGACTGAAGATGCGCACCTTATGGCGTAATTGCCCAGCATGTAAGGTCATTACGCAACCCCAGCTACCAGTTCGACAGTCACATTCGCGTCTGCGTCAGTTGGGCTCGTGAATAACACATTCTTGAATGTTCCAGTTATCACTTCGGCGGTGGCAAGATGATAGGCCATGATCGAACACCCCGGACTCAGGGTGACACTTTCCGCTGTGGTATGATCCAGCCCAAATAGATTATAGCCACTGCCCACATCTTTTCTGGTGATTGTCACCACATCCGTGTTATCAACGTGCGCCGATATCTTGACCAGCCGAATCTTCTTGCCTGTGAAGTTCACTGTACTGCCTAGAGGGCCGGTAGCCATACTGGTCAAGTCGAGCACACCAGCCGCAAGCGGAGCAGCGTCGATATTGAAACTATCGTGGAACACTAACTGCGCATTCGGCACAGTGCTAGCATCCAACTTGCCAGCCGTCACTGTGGTATGTGCAAATGTGATATTGCCGATCACATCGCCCATGTTCTGTGTTTCGTCAACGGCCAAGCCAAGGTTGTAGTTCGCTGATACGCTCATCAAACATCACTCCTATGTTACGCCCGCCACCAGTTCAATCGTGACATCGGCAGTCAAGTCAGCACTGGTAAAATCGACTGATCGCTCACCTACTGCCACGACGGCTAGAGTCTCCGGGTGATACGCCAGATAGGTTTCTCCTGGTTCAACTGTGATCCGATCGGCATCGGCCGCATCTTCACCAAATAGATTATAAGGAGTTCCAGCACTCTTCGTCACAAGGACTGGATCAGTATTCGTGATCGGACAAGCAATCTTCACGAGCAGAACCTTCTTATCCGTGAAGTTCACAACACTTGCCAACGGTCCTACCATGTTGTGCAAGTGCAACGTATAAGTGCCCGCCACCAACTGGAACGTATCGCTGAACGCATACTCCGCCTTGACCGATGTACTAGCGTCGATCTTACCTGCCGTAGCAGACGAATAGGAAAACGTGACGTCGCCCGCCCCGTCGCCCATGTTCTGCGTCTCATCGACAGCCAGACCGAGATTGTAGTTCACTGATACTGCCATAAGGCGTACCTCCTATCATGCAAAAGCTGGCACCTTGTACTGCCACAAAAGAGACTCTACATGGAACGGTATCTTGTGCTGGGAAGCCCCGTAGAGAATAGGCTCCCGATGCTCGAACCAGTGGGCCACGAGCCACAGTATCGCCTGGCGCAACCCCATCGGAACGGTGGACGCCGTGAGCCCGTACCCAGCGTCGTAATCGACAATGACCGCCATACTCTGTGCTCGCGTCGGCGGCCATGTCTTCCCAAAAGCTGGATCAATGCGGGCTGTTGCCTCGTAGATGTCTTCGCGGTAATCGGCTGGCAGCATCGTTGTCAACGTGCCACCCGTATCGTAATACTTGATCGTGTTGACTACGAGGGCCGGCGGGAAGGGCAGACGAATACACTCTGGGAACTCGTCAAGCCGCAATTCCCAGGTCGCGGTAATGAACTGGCGGTTTGTAAACGTCTCCGCTGCTTGCCGGGCCGCTGTGATGTAGTTGCCGATAAGCCCATCCTCGTCAGCGTGCGTAACACGCATCTGATTCTTGGCTTCGAGCACTGTTACCGGCTCGGTAGCTGGCGCGGTTTTCAGCGTAACCGACATCTACACACGTACCTTGTTCTTGCTTCCCTTGGGCCTGCCGCGCCGACGGACGGCACGCTCAGCAATAGGTTCGGCAGTCGCCGTTTCTACATCCTCTTCGTCTCGCACAAGAGACGCACGACCATCAGCCAACAGCACCTTGCCTATGTGGGGTGGATAGTTGCGTATCTCGCCAGCATAGATGCCTACGTTGCATCGCAATCGCATAAAACCTCCCTACACGCTACCCATCCAGTAAAGAATGAGCCGCCCTTCATTTGCATTGCCCGCACTGTCGATTGAAACGGTGATCCTATCGCTGACGCACGGGCGCTCGCCCGAACCGCAAGCATCCGCAGCGGCAAGGTCACGGAGAAGGAAATCGACTGATTCGATGTTGGCCGTATCACGGAGAAGCAGATCGTCATTGCAGTTGCCGAGGATGGGCGCGCCCTCTTCATCAGTCAGAACAATGTTGTAGTTGTCGTCCGGGGCATTCACGTCAGGATCAGTAACACCCTTCAGCAAGAACCCACTGATCTTCTTCGTTGTGCCAACGACATCCGCAGTGGCGTCGTCTGATAGCCAGTCGATGATGATCTTCTTGACTGTGCCTACATCATCGTAGGCGAACGTCATAGTAGCGCCAGCCATACGACATCTCCTTACGCATTCGGCGGATCGAGAATCGCGCTCAGTTCCTCACCAATCACACCGTAGTAGTTCTCGCCGATAGTACACGCCGTTGCCGTGACACCGTTAGCCTGCACGGCGACACCACAGCACAGGTTACGAACGACAATGCCATTTGTCGCAGCAGCAACATCAATGCAGCTATCATTCACATTCGACGCATTGCTAATGTAGTTGTCCGCAATCAGAACATTGGTAACTGCGCCAGCGCCGCCAATGCAGATATTGCCGAAGTCGCCGAATATGATGTTGCGGCGGACAATATGCCCGTCACCCGTGCCTTCCATACTGATAAAATCCGTATTCGATGCGTCACGGTCCAGGTAGTAACAGTCCTCGATCGTGATACGATCCGAACCGCCGGCCGCAGCGTCCTGAACGGTAATCAGGAAGTTCATATTCGCCGCTGTCGCCTGGAACCGGCAATGACTCAACGTGAAGTCATCGGCGTTGACATCAATGGCTGTCGTGATGTCCGCTTCGTTTGCCGAGAACACGACATTCACTATGCGGATGTTGGCAGCGTCGATGGTAATAATGGCACCAATATCCGTGTCGAACGTAAGCGTCGCACGTAGCGCACCTTCACCAAGACCGATGATGGAAATACCCGCCGTGTCCAATGCCATTGCGCCAGCCGCGCCATTGATGGTCTCAGCGTGACCAGGCATCAGGAAGATGATGTCGCACTGGTTGACCGTACACATGGCGTTGGCAAGTAGCCCGGCATACGCAAGACTAGCAAGAGGCGCATCAGGGTTCCGACCGCGACCAGGACCGTCAGTACCCCCACTGGAATTGACAAATAGCACATCCCCGGTGGTCATCGCTTCGTTCTTGACGATGAACTTCCCGCCCGGTTGCTTCGTTACAAACATATCTGTTCTTGCCATTTGGTATCTCCTTACGTAGCAACCGGATCAAGAAGGCCACTCAGATCGGCAGTGTCCAACTGATAGTAGTTCTCGGCAATTGTGCAGTCCTGGCATGTAACACCGTTGGCTACCGCAGCACCGCCGCCACATAGATTGTTCACAACAATCCCCGTTGTCGCCGCTGGTAGACTGATGCACGTGTCATTTACAGCCGCAGTATTGCTGATCGCATTGCCGGCGATGATGATGTTCGTCACCGCACCAGCACCACCGAGACACATCGTGCCGTAGTCGCCCATGAAGACATTGTTCCTGATGACGTGCCCGTCACCCGTACCGGCAAAGTTCGTGAAATGCGTGTTCGCTGCGGCGCGATCAACATGGATACAGTCTTCAACCGTGATGCGGTTAGATGCCGCACCGCCGTCATCTTCAATGACAATTTGAAAGTTTGTACCTTGAATGCGGCAGTTGCGTAGCGTGAAATCGTCGGCGTTCACATCGAACAATATGTCGATGTCCGCAAAGGCCGCGTTGAAGATTACATTCTCAATCGTGATCCGTGCAGCGTCGATGTCGATGTCAGCAGAGATAATCGTATCCAGAGTGATCGTCGGACGTAGGGTGCCATGCCCGATGCCGATGATTGACACGCCAGCAATGTCGAGAACCATATCGCCAGCGGCACTCACGGTTTCCGCATGGCCGGGCATCAGATAGATGATGTCCTGCCTGTCCGCCTTGGGGCCGAGGGTAGCGAGCAGCCCCGCATAGGCGAGACTTGCGTAAGGCGCGTCCGGGTGCCGACCATGAGTAGCAGCATCAGTGCCGGTCGCGTGGTTCACAAAGAAGATGTCGCCGGTGGTTGTCTGCTCGCTTGTGACAACGTGCATCCCACCGGACTGCTTGTTTACAAAGAGTTCTGATTTATCTGCCATTCCTGGGTTCCTTTCGTTCCAGTGTTAGGCAAGCGTGGTAAGGGCACCCCGCGTGGGGCACCCCCGCTACCACGCTATCAGTTCTAGTCAATGATCGCCGAAGGCGGCGTCGCCTGCGGGTATCGCTCCCACAGGTAGTAAAGAACAGACACAAAGTTCGTCGCCTGAGCACTGTTATCTAGCGTGAAACCAAGCACATCGAATCCACCGTTCACGTCAAAGCCGGATGGGTCAATCTCAAAGATGACCAACTTCGTCGCAACGTCCGCCGTCGGATTATAGGTGATCGCCGGAGTCGCTACCACGAGTATGTCGTTAGTCACACAGTTCTCGTTTGCCCAGATAGGGCATACGGCAGTGATTGCCTTTGCATCCCCACCGGCAACGACAGTTGCCTGCGTCGGGTCCATACCTGTTGCGTGCCCTACCGCCTGATTGAAATGCGCAACGATCCACGCCTTGTGGACGTTCTTCAGTGAAACAAAACCACACGTAATGCCGCCGGTAGTCGTCACCGCACCCAATGTTGCCTGGACGATCTTGCACTGTGACGGCAAATTGAAAGCCAATGCCATATCAAATCTCCTTATGCTCGAACCGCCAGAACAACGAACGGCGACAACGTATCACCGACACCCTTGTACGGCGTCAACGGCGCAGTCAAATCGGGCTGGCCATCGACGCGCTCCACCCACCTATACACGGTCTCGTCATTCGTGAACTGCACGTGTATCGAAGAGTCGGTCTTCACGCCGCCCTTGTTAATCACGATGTAGTGACTCATATCTGCCAGGATGATGTCACCTTCCGTGCCGAGACCGGCACAGAACTCGATCGGGACGATCGGGCGACCCATCAGCATCCCGGCCGGGCCTTGGGTCATACCCGCTTCCGGGATAAACATCGGGGCGCCGCCTGCGCCAACAGCGATATGCAGATTGAAAATCTGCGGCCAGCAGTTCTGATTGATGAACCACACTGAGTTGCCGAGCGATTCAGGGAACAGCCGCGCGTACATATTCCAGATGTTCTCGCTAAGGATCGTAGTAGCTGCCTGGGTTGGTTCCTTGGCTACCACCACACGAGCGGGCGAATTGAGAATGCCGAGCGGCTGACCCGCGCCGGTTCCGTTGATGATCGAGTCCTCGACCCTGAACGTGAGTTCCTTGCTGAAGCACTCAGTAGCGATCTGAGTAATCGCCTGTGAGTCCTGCAAAAGCTCATCGGTGCAGTACCAAAGCGCTGCGAGCTTCTTGAGATTCAACTCAATGCGTCGGAACTTTGGTTTGGACTTCGTTTTGTCCCCAGCTTCGGCGAGCCAGTAAGCTTTGATTCCGCCCCATCTGCTGCCGTTGGCGCGATCAGTCTCGTCAATCCCGTTCATCGTCAGGCCGTTAGCGTTCGGCCCGATCGTGATCTTGCGGCACCTGCCGATCACTGCACCGTCCGTGTACGCCCGCGCTAGCAGTTCGGCCGAATGTTCGACTTGAACCAGAAATCCGCCGTCCGCCGCCACGCCTTCGCTTGATCCGGTTTGCCGGGTTTCGAGCAGGCGTTTGTCGAAGTCCATCCCGTTGCTATTGACCGCCCGACGGGCAGCAAGCAAGAACTCCCCAAACGACCACCCGTGCCCCTTAGCTTCGGCTGGAACCGTTCGCTGGCCGCCGGCGAGCATGTCACCCATCACGCCGTCGGCACTGGTGCCCGCCGCGTCGTTCGCGGCAATTCTGGTTGCGAGGTCGGAGCCGCGCTTCAGGTGTGCCTCTTGCTTGTCGATCTGCTCAGTGAGCTTGTCGCAATCGGTGAGGTGACCGTCGAAGGTGATCTGCTCCTCGTCGGTCAACAGCCTCTCTTCTTTGGCTGCCAGGTCTTCGATGACCTTGGCATCGTCGAGGTGCTTTTTCCGCACCTCCTTTAGTTCCTTTACGTTGACCATTTGCAGTCTCCCAAATGGGCCGGAGACCACAAAAAAAGCACGGGCCACCGGCCACTGGATACCTTCCAGTGACAAGTAGTCCGTGCTCAACTTTGCAAGCTAGGTGCTACTGTTATGCCTGTCCCGCTGACGGCTTTGCGCCCGAGGGCAACCCCTCACGGATCAGGCACCAACTGTATTCTTCGCTTCTATCCTACTCCATTTCAATGAGTTTGTCAAGGTCTTTTGTAATTGAACCCAAAGATCCCTCGACAACCATTATGTCATCTATCTGTTCTTGACTCAGACGAGACCCCCAAACTCCCCGGCTGTCAAGTAGCCGTTTATTTTTCTCTGCTGCCTCAATCGCAGCATCACATTCCGCTATCATCTTGTCCCGTGTCTCCGCTGTCATCCCAGTTATCGGCAATTCCTCCAGCCGTTCATCGACACCTGCTCCGTCGCGGACATCCGCTCGGCGGACCGCGGCCGCGAGCAGATATTCACTGAATGACCGCCATTTAGGCTTCTCAGGCACGGCTATCAATCCTCCGCTTATTTATTTCGCGCTGGTTCTGGGCGGCCTTATCCTGCTCAGCCCGCCATGCGGTTAAAGAACGCACGGCTACCTTTGTCTGCGGATATGCTGGGAAACTCACAATGCTTACATCAAACAAGTCCAGGTCGCTCACTGTTCGGATTGCCTTGCCTGCCTCGTCCTCCTCCCATGATTCGCCACCCTTCCTGATCTTGAAAGCAAACGACATTTGATTCAAGTCGCCTCTTCTCACAAGCGCAGTCACGTCCCGGCCCGGCTGTGTATCCGGCGGTGCGATCTTCACGGCCAACCCCTTACCGTCCTCTTCGAGTTCTAGCGTGCCGTTGGTAGTTCTGCCGATAGTCTGAAGTTCTGTTTCGTGCCCGATCAGGGCTTTGACGTCTACCTGTTTCGCCAGCGACCGCTTGAATGCGCCTGGCAATATCTGCTCACGGAATCTCCGCAGCCGCCCAGTATCGTCGAATCCGGTCAACTCATCGCTGAGTTTGTTAAACAAGGCGGCATGACCGCGTATGACTGGCTGCGCATCATCACCCTCGCTATCTATGCGGAGTTCGGATTCGGCAAAGCACCGCCGTTCGATCTCGTTATCGTGACGCTCGTCGGGCAATACTATCTTGTCAACGCGGACCGAACCTGCTGGCACGGTATACCTTACGCTCGGCGGATCCGGTGGGAAGATGGCCGCTTCTCTGGCCTGGCAGATTGCATCCGAAGCTTCTTTCGGGATTAGAAAACCACCTTCTGCATTCATCTCAATCGGGGTGCGTGAGTATCCCGAACTCTTCTTATCCTTGTCCTTCCACTTCTGCTGACAGACAGCTTGCCGCTGCTTGCTGTCGGGGTACTCCTCTTTCATGGTATCGTTGCCCATGCAACGGGAAATCCACTTGTCTTGTTCTTCACCCGGCTTCGGACTTGGTAGTGGCATCGTTACAACTCCGCTTCAATCCTTGCCAATTCAGGTTCCAAAGGTATTCTTTGCGCCGCTGCTTCCAGAATCGCTGCGGGGCTTTGTGCTGCTCGGCTTCGTACTGACGTATCTTCGTGCGCATCTGCTCTACGCTGTCATCGGCTCGGAATGGTTCCATTAAATTCGCCCTTACGACTCCGCTTCAATCTGACAGATACACCCGTCACGCAACGGCGGATGCAGACGGTCACGCATTACGATATACGGTTTGCCCGCCATTGGCAACTCGTCACCCTTGCGGACAAAAGGATCATCAATCGGCACGATCACCGGCAGGCCGAGCACTCGCCCGATACGTTCGCACGGATTGCCCTCTGAGCACCGGAATACCCACCGCTTGTTGCGAACGCCGAGCCCTCTGAATATCTCAAGCGACAACGCATTGACCGCCTGGTTC